TCAGATTGAACCGGATACGTTCATGGGGGATCCCCATCTTGATAGCACGGTCCTCGATCTCAATAATCGCCGCGTCATCCTTCAGGTCAGCGATAAACTTCTGGTTGGGTATGTGTATCTCGATCGCCTTCTTAATGACGTTGTAGTCCACCTCTATCTGATTGGTAACCAGGACGCCACGATGATTGTCCTTGGTGTGCAGGAAGCGCCCATTGCTGTTGCGCTCAAAGTCATACTCCTCCGGTATCCTCACCTCTTGCAGCGCCGGAATCACCTCTCCCTGCAGCGCTTCTTTGTGATCGTTGTAATCCCCCTTAGACTGCGGCATCAACACCTCAGCCTGGCCACCCCCACTCTTCACCGCCTGGGCTGCCTTAATTGCCTCTTTCTCGCCGGTCGCATTGTCATCGAAATCCGCGATGAAGATATGCTTGGCCTCAGCGAAGTGCTTGAATATGACTTCCGCAACAGGAGCCAGGTTGTAAGCATCAAAGCTCACCACCACCGGCTGCTTCATATCCTGGTAGTAACTGGCAGCTGTCGCATACCCTTCACAGTAGTTGATAGTGTGAGCGCCCTGGAGTAGGTCCTGGCCCAGGATGAAGAAGCTGCCCTTCTTCTTGGAACCAGTAAGGAACATCTTCCCCCCACCATCGTCAATATACTGCAGACCGACAATGCTGAGAGATGCGTCCAGGAGAGGGATCATCAAGCGCCCATCGTTGTGCTGCTTGAGACCGTGACTTAATACATTCTTCTTGGTTAGGTAAGGGTGCTCGCTGCAGTCCTGGGCACCCTCCCAGATATTAGTGCTGCGCTTAGCAGCTCGGTTGTTCTTCTCTTCTTTCTTTGCCTGAGCTTCTGCCTGGAGCTGCTTGATCTCCTCTCGCTGCTCATCAGTCATCTTATAGCTGCTGCTGTTGTTCGGCTTCCAGGTAGCGGTGGGACTGGCACTATCTACTCGATAGTCACCGCATCGGCCAAAAGGGACAGTCTGGTCCGCCCAGAATTGATACCAACCAGTGAGCTTCTGCTTGCCACCGACATCCATATAGGCTCTGCCAATACTGCCATCGACCAGAAGGCCCTTCTTTTGGTCCAGTTGTAAGCCATTGTCTGCCAGGAACGATTCAAACTCTTGCCGGAAATTGCCCGTTATGGGCCTTGATTTATCTTTTTTATTGGTTGCACTGACTAGAAATGACATTATTTTGTTGATCCTCCGCTTAGAATGTGTAGAATAGTGCAAACTTATACAAACAATCAAGAGGTATTTGCAAAATGGCACTAACAGCAAGCGCAGGATCGGGTGGTGAATCCACCTTTGAAACCGTACCACCAGGCTCTTACGAGGCTATCTGCTATCGACTTGTCGATGCAGGCACAGCGGAGGAAGATTACAAGGGAGAGATCTCCAAGAAGCATAAAATTTATATCTTCTGGGAAATCCCTGAGCTCACACTGAGCGATGGCCGCCCATATTCTATATTCCACGGGTACACTTTGTCACTAAATGAGCGCAGTAATCTGCGTCGAGATCTCCAGGCATGGCGTAACCGGCCATTCACTGAGGAAGAGCTGCAGGCTTTTGACCTGACCAAGCTGCTCGGTGTGACCTGTAAGATCAACGTGGTCCTAAATAGCAACGGCAACGCAAAGGTTGATGGCATTTTCTGCTCTGACCAGGGCGCCAAGCGCGTTGAAACCACGAACCCGACCTCAGTGTTTGACCTCGAAGAGTACACCAAAGAATTTTCCGGCGAGAGCTGCGAGGCCAGCAAGGCGATGTGCGATGTCTTTGAAGAGCTGCCACGTTTCATTCAATGGCGAATAGCCGGTTGCGATGAAGACGGTAGAGACCAGCAGGCCCCGTGCTTTGAAGTGGCTGCAGCCTGGAAGAAAGGCGGCAATGTAACCAGCACACCACCTGTGTCTGGCTTAGAAGCAATGGCTGCTGATAAAGCAAAAGCGACAAAGAAGTCAAAAAAGAAGGAAGAGCCTGAAGAGGACTTCATCGACGACGACATCCCGTTTTAGGAACCTGCTATGAAAATTGAACTCACAGACGACCAGCGAGAAGACCTGGAGGCGTTCCAGGTCAATGGCGGTTTGAGCAACACGGCAATGGCTGGCCACCTGGGTGTTAGCCCTGGTGTTTGGTCAAGAGCAATGGAAGGTCAGCCGGTACGCATCAGTAGTTACAAGAAACTGGTGTCGTGCCTGGAACCTGACGTTGATGACCAGATGGCAGCTGCTCACGATATGGTCAACTCACCCAACCATTATGCCAACTCTGATATCGAGTGCATTGACGCTATGGTTGCAGCCTTTGGCCTGGAGCGGGTGCAAGAGTACAGTGAGATTGCCGCATTCAAGTATCAGTGGCGATGTGGGAAGAAACCAGGCAATGACGCCGACCAAGAAAAAGCCAAATCTGTTTGGTATTTACGTTACTCAATGGGGGACGACCCCCGAAAGGATTAGTATGGATTTTAAACCAGGCATATACGAAGACCTCGATTATCCAACATATGACTCCATCCCCGCATGGAGATCCCACGATTTAACCTCAATAGCCAAGTGCCCATTCACCTGGAAGAACCGCAAGTTCAACAACTCGCCGGCTCTCCTGGAGGGTAGAGTGCAGCACACCGTCTTCCTGGAGCATCATAAGTTCCATGACGAATTTGCCCTGGAGCCCAATGTGGACCGGCGCACTAAGGTGGGCAAAGAAGAGTATGCCGATTGGCTTACCTCGGTTGGTGACCGCACCCCTTGCAAGCAAGATATGTATGAAGTCTGCATGGAGCGCCGAGAGGTGGTTGCTGAGTACATACCCAAGCCAGAGCATCGAGTAGAGCTCACGCTTTGCTGGGAATGGTTGGGGCAGCCATGTAAGGGCAAATTAGATTGGCATACTGGCACTGACATCTGGGACCTCAAGACTTGCAGAGACGCATCCCCCAGGGGCTTCAAGTCAGCTATTAACAGCTTCAAGTATCACCAGCAAGCAGCCTATTATGTTGCCGGCTGCCGAGCCGTTGGTCTACCGACTGAGAAGTTTTACTTCCTGGCTCAGGAGAAGATGGCTCCTTATCCTTATGCCATTTACACCCTTTCAGATGAAGCCATAGCCTACGCAGATGCTAAGAATGAACAGGCCCTGGCAATCGGTATGGCGTGCAGGGAGAGTGACATCTACCTGCCTTATAACCAGGAAGGCATCAAGGAGTTTGACATAGGTGATCTTTACTAAAGAAGAGCAGGAGCGTGAGGACATGTGGGCTGAGCAGAAAAAGTATTATGCTGCCAGGTCAGTATGGCGTAAACGCTTCCAGGAAGTCCCCAGCAGGCGCCACGGCAAAACTTGGGGCCAGTGGTTCGAGAAGATGTTTGGAGAGAACCTGGACGATTACGCTAAGCGTATGGCTAAAAAAAAGCCTGGGTGACCAGGCTTAATCATCGCAGGCTTTGCACCAGGGAATATCTCTCCCCTCTTCATCCTCTACCAGGCCAAGCTCCTCACCACACTTTTCACAGAACTCAGCCTCCACCCAATCAAGGTCCCCATGATGCCAGTCGGGGTCCTTGATATCCCAGTCACCGATCATGCTTCAGCCAGGCAAATGCTGCCAGGGTCATTCCACTCCCAAAAGCAACCGTGCTTCTCTGCCCAGGCTTCAAGATCTGGGTGGATGTAAGAGTCGTAGTCGTTGAACTCATGACCGTAATAATCAACCAGGCCGTCACCACTCTCACCAGAGACATGCAGCTGGCCATCGTTAACCCAGGCTTCAGGCTTGATCTGAATGGGCACCCACTGATACTCACCGTCAACCTTGACGTAATCCTCAGACTGAATGACCGGCAACTTTTTCAACATATTTTGTAAATTCATTAGAACCACTCCTTTTGACCAGTAATTGCGTGACGCATCTCAAGCACAACAAAGGGACATGTCACATCCATTGTCTGGGTTCCAGCCCACTCACAAGCCTGGTCCCAGGTTGGGAACCGCATGACCTTGAAGCCATGCTGCCCATTCTTTACACCTCCACAGTGAAAGGTATCCATCTCAACCGTAATCATCACTCACCTCCTTCAGCTTCGATCATCTCATCACAGAACCCCATGGCTTTCTCAAAGGCGTTTTGCGCCTCCTCATCTCTGCCGCACTGCATCATGAACGCCATGAATTGCAACTGAAACTTTATCTTGCTCGCAGCGCTCTGCTCTTCCTTGATCTCGTTACCGAACATGTCTATTGCTTGACCCATCTCACTCACTCCTCAATTGATTAATTACCCTACATACATATAGTCTCATATTATCGTGTCGTTGTATACATCTTTACACATTATATATAGACCGTGTAGTTATAAGGATCTCAGCTTATATGCACTTTTATTCTATATATATTTGTGCAAACACTTGCACAACGACACGATATATGTGAATATAGCTATGTGGTAATCAATTAGTAATTAAGGAGAACGATATGAGAGCACGAATGACTAGAGAGTTTTACATCCCAGCAGACTCTGTTGAGGTTAAGCCAGAAGGCATTGACGCCGTTGCCTACTACTACGACAGCGGTGCCAACAAGCCAGCTGCCATGATCTTCATCGGCAAGCAGCAGAAGCCAGCCAAGCACTACTGCTTCAAGAGCGTCGAGCGAAGAGATGAGTATGTCCAGGAGATCTTCGAGAACGTCAAGGCCAACGCTGAGTACAAGAAGGAGCGAGCCGCCAAGGCCAAGGCTGCCAAGACTGAGGCTGCCAACACTATCAAGGTGGGTGACATCTTCGATACTAGCTGGGGCTATGACCAGACCAATGTTGAGTTCTTCAAGGTTGTCGCCAAGAAGGGCCAGATGATCGAGGTGGTTGAGATTGGCCAGGTAACTATGGAGAGCAACCAGAACATGGATTACGTTGCCCCCAATCCTGACCACATTATCGGCAAGATCATGACCAAGAGAATCAATCAGTACGGTGGATTCAAGGCTCACGACTGCGCCAACGCCAGCCCTTACGGTGGTCAACCTCGATATCAAACTGCCTGGGGTTACGGGCACTAATCAACCAGCCCCTTCGGGGGCTATTCGATCTCTTCGTAAATGTGTTTATTCCTAGACTTATTATGTAACCAGAATACCAGGAGGTATCTGTCGCCACTCTCCACTGCCAAGCCCCTGTGGAGATTGGTGAAGGATGGGAATATAAGGGCATGGCCAGAGGGCAAGGGCTTGAGCGTTCCATGATTATGGAATTCAGTACCGCCACCGACATACCCTCCAGTGTTCAGCGGAACAACCACCGAGATATCTGCAGACTCATCATGGTGCCAGGCACCTTTCTGCTTATCCTTGGGGTTGTAGTTTGCTATCTGCACCGAGGAGATATCAAAGCAATCTCTCTGATACAGGCTTAGGAATATAGGGTTGAGGACAGTCTGCACCACGAACCACATACGGCTGTACAGCTCAGGACAGTGGTCCCGCAGCACAATCTCTGGGATTTGCCTGAGCTCATCCTCATCCTCATTCGGTTTAAATGCAACGTGATCTTCCATGAGTTTGATCTCTTCGACCATCATCTTGCACCATTGCCGCCTAAACAAAGGCACGGTGTAAATATCAGGAAAGACCCGTTTGCACATCTTATCTATGGGGGTTTTATGAAGATCCTCACGCCCCTCATTAGCTCTGTATTTGGCTATGGCGGGGATAGATTCCTGGACGGCATCATACAGGGCATGATTGATAGGCCAGTTCGACTGCATTGAAAGAAGATAATTCTTTATTTGGTAAGTCATAGTTTGCATATTCTTACACAAAACTATAAACTGGTCCAGACAAATTTGATAGGACTAACAATGACTAACGTAGAAGATAAACCACAACCAGATCGCCAGCGTAAAAGCCTGGCTGTTGACCAGCACACCTATGATTTGCTGCAGGAAATTTGCTTCGATCAGAGACGCTCAAAGATAGACCAGCTCAAGATTTTGATTGAGCATGAGCATGACCGACTGTTCCTGGCTGCAGGGATCCAGGCGTGAATCTGTTCAATAAACCAGGGGCTTCTCGCTCAGTACCGCAAAGCTACAAGCCAGTGCTTGAGGCGTCAGAAGTTATCGACTTGTTTGCCAGGCTAACACTGCACCAGCAAGCAGCAATGATGCGACTGTTAAGCCGCAACATAGTGATCGACCTGGGAGACGACAATCGTTATATGGGATATGAGTTTGACTACAGCGTAGATGGCGCAGTGATTTCTGTTACGCCGTCTATTGATGAAGACTAAACCAGCCCTGCGATACCCGATCTATTAGCTTGCATCCGCGAGGCTAATTCCCTGTCTGCGTCATTTGGTAGGATGGTTGGCGACATAGCTGACTGGAAAGAACTAGGTGCGCTAACTCCACCGGTAGAAGGCAACGGCTCAAACATAGAACCATCTGCCGAACCGACCTGCGGAATACTCATACTGTCCAGGCTCGCCATGAGCTCTTCCCTATTTGGCAGCAGCTTATCTGCCGTGCTTTTAGGAACAACCTGGCGGAATGCTGCTTCATTGTTCTCTGGTATAGCTTTGGGACCCTGTTGAGACTCAGAGCTTTCCCACTCCATTGGCTCAATAGCATCCTGGCTCAAGCCCTGGATAACACCCTTCACCTCATCACGAATATCAGGATTGACTTCTGATATCTGCACCAGGCGGCGGATGTGCTGTCCAAAAGAGTTTGGCTTAAATGCTGCAATCTCAACGCCCTGAGATAACCACTTCACAAAGTCCTTGTTGGTCATCAACTTGGCGGAAGCATAGGGGGCAATCAACCCACCTAAGCCATACTCGAATCCTTCTCCACCGACCAATCTTCCTGCTTCAGCAGCCAGGGGGCCAAAGGTTCCCATTGCCCCTAACAGCCTGGCAGTGCCAGAGGGGTTAGCCATTTGAGCTGCAGTCTTCCCTACACGGTCAATGGTAAACACCAGGTCATCAAGAGCTGGTGCCAGATCGGCATATTCTGTTCCACCAAACAAAGCCTCTTTCGCTTCTTTGGAAAGGTTGTTCCAGTTGGTAACAAATCTGTTTGGGGAGAAGCCAGCCTCAGCCATCGCCTCGGCGCCAGACTTGGCGGCCTGCTCACCTAACTCAGAAGCACCCGCAGCTGATCCGGTAGGCATGCCCATTCTGCCCAACATGTAGCCGGATAGAACATTAAACTCATCAGGCTCAAACTGACGACGAAGTTTTTCAAGTCGCTCGGCGCCCTCTTTAGAACCGCTAAGCACATAGCGCAAAGCTCCCGTGGCCTCAGTCTCTCCCCGCTTGATAACATCATCAACGAAGGCAATGTCTCCGCCCTTACGCATATTCTGTTTAACAAACGCATTGGCGGCTTTATATTTATTTAAAATAGCGTTGGACGCACGCTTACCAGCCTCACCATCAAACATGTCTATCTGAGCGTTCCCTGCGGACTTTACAAGGTTGTCCAGGTCTGCGGTGACATATCCTATCAACTCTTTTACTTTGGCCTCAGAACGGCTTAGAGCGCCTTGTGACTCGGCCTTTCTAACCGTGCTCATCAGGCTGCTTCTAAATGCTTTCAGCTGGTTATAATCGAGCACACCATCAGCAGCATCCTGGAGCAATCGACCGGCCTGCTCTAATGCAGGATTCAAGTCGGGGGCACCAGTTGCAGTCTTAGATTGTGCC